ATATTGAGATTTAAATTGTGCAACAGTTGTTTGATCCATACCTCTAATAAATGTAGAGGCAAAATACAATGCACCATATAAATAAACATCAGGATGATTAGTTAAAATAAAGTTAGTAGCTGTGCTACCATCTATGCTATCAAATGCTTTATAAAAAGTTAATCTAGCAGTAACAGCTGTATCAGGTACAGGACTAAATCTAAAGTTAGATCCTTCTATAGAAAATAATCTTGGTGTTCCTACATTGGTATGACCTTGTGTATCAGCCTGGTGAAAAGCTGTAGCTAGTTCTAATGTTTGATCTGGTGTAGAACTTGTAATAATAAAACTTTTAACTTGTAAGAATCCTGTAGGTAATGCTTCTGTTTCTGCATCTATTGTAAAAGAACTATTTACATTTTCCATAGCTCTTATTCTTAATCTTCTATTAAAGTCTGCTTCTGTTAAATCTATGAAGTCATCTATTTCAGATGTAAGATCATCTCTAGCAAGAAAGTTTGCTATTGCAGTCTTTAAATTTGTATAACTATCTAGTGCCATTATAATCTTTTATCTCCTGTTCTAAAGAACATATACTCATTACTATTTACCATTTCTTTAATTATACTTCTTTGTTCTTCTACATTTAGTTTATGAAAATTAGAATGTCCAAATCGTTCTTTAGTTTTAACTCTTAAAGCTATTAATGGTATTTGAGCTATGCGTTGTAGATCACCTTTTTGAGTAACATTATTTTGTGACCATTTATTTTGTTCTAATATATTTGTTGTATCTTGTGTGCTTTTAACAACAAGTTTACGAGTGCCTCTATCTATATGGATAGGTTGATTCTTATCATATGGATTCTCTGTCATACAACTACAACAGTACCAGTAACAGTAATTGTAGCTGCAAATGTAATTGGTCCTGCAAATACAGCACTAGTAATGATTTGATCTTTATTTATTTCAGAATCATGTTCGTGTATCGTCTCACCTGCTGGTGCATCGCCAATATACTGAACTCCTCCTACTGATGATATTGTTGCCATTATATCTCCTATGTACTAATTGAATCAACAACTGATACCCATACATCAATACTGTCTGCTGTACCAGCTTGTCCTTTTAAAATATCTCCACTTTGTAAAACAAATTTAGCTCCACCCTGTACTAGCTCTACTGAACTTGCAGGTGGTATAGATAAATCTTTTACAAGATATCTTGTTGTAGATCCACCTTCAGATACAAATACACTAACTGTAACTGTAGTGGTTAAAATGTTTGCTAGTCTTAAACCAACAACTGCGTCATCACTATTGGATGTATATATTGTGGTTGCAGAGTTTGTTATCTGCGCTCCGTTTGATTCAAAGTCTTGTGCCATGTTTTCTCCTATAAAGCGATTGCCATTGCTACAGCCAGACCTTTACTAGCTTTGGCATCTAATTGTGTTTGAATATCTGAAGTAACAGATCCAAGATATTGGAACTCTGCACTTGTTACTGAACCATCAGCTATCTTTGTAGCATCAATGGCAGCAGATGCTTTGATGTTTGCATTTTCAATATTGGTAATACTATTACCTGTGCCATCTGCATCTATTGTTTTGTTTGTAAGTGTGTCTGTAGAACTAGCAGTGATACCGCCAATATCTGATAGTACTTCAGCAGTTGATCTACTTTCTAATCCGTTTGCAGTAAACCTAGCGTATTCATCATCCGCAACACTAGCACTATCAATCTTAACTGCGTTTGTATTACTAATACCAAAAGTAAGTGATGCCTGTCCACCAATGTCACTAAGCACTTCACTAGCTGATCTACCTTCAATAGATGTACCTGCTACTCTAAGAAAATCATCGTCAGCTACTCCACTTGTAAAGATAGGAATATTAGTATCTGATATACCAAATGTTAATGAAGCCTGTCCACCGATATCACTTAACACTTCTGATGTGCTTCTGCTCTCTAAACCATTAGCAGTGAATCGTGCATATTCATCATCTGCTACTGAACTACTATCTATCTTAACAGCATTGGTATTAGAGATTCCAAAAGTTAATGCGGCTTGACCTCCAATGTCAGATAATACTTCGGCAGTAGATCTGCTTTCTAAACCTGAAGCTGTAAACCTTGCGTACTCGTCATCAGCTACAGAGCTGCTGTCTATTTTAACTGCATTGGTATTGCTTATGCCAAATGTTAAAGATGCTTGACCACCTATGTCTGATAGAACTTCTGAGGCAGAACGACCTTCAACACTTGTTCCTGCTATTCTTAAAAAGTCATCATCAGCAACACCAGTTGTAAATTGTGGTACATTTGTGTTACCAATACCAAATGTTAGTGATGCTTGTTTACCATCAAGCTGTGTTTGTATATCACTTGATACACCATCAAGTCTTTGAAACTCTGTATTAGATACAGACCCATCTCCTATTTTAGCAGCATCTATTGCTGTAGGTAAATTACCAGCAGATACACTTACAACTAAATCTATTGTGCCATCACCGTCTTCATACGTTGCAGCAATGTCTGTTTCTGTGTTACTGCTAAACATAGCATCAACAATATCTTGCACAGCTTCTGTAGTTACACCTGCGTAGGTTTTTACATTAGCTGCTGTAATTTTTTTTGTTTGACCTGCATCAGTGTCTACTATCGCAAATACATCATCATCTGCTGGTGTAGACAATGCTGTCAAATCACTAATCTTGCTATCTGCCATTTTTTACCCTTTTTTTCTTTTTGATTTGTTTTTCTTTCTTTTTCAAAAGTTCAACGAGTTCTTTAAAAGTCATTTACCTTGACCTCTGTACCTTTTAAAGTTTCTACGTTTGTGTTTGTTCTTAGGTCTTGACCTTACACTTTGACCAATAGAAGTTCTTTTCTTTGGTCCTGGTTCGTGGGCTATGTAACTCTTAGCTTTACGTGCCATTAGTTAGGTATTGGTCTGCCACTAAATACAGTACCGACTGCTTGTTCTAGTTTTATATTATCTCCTGCTTGTATGAGCAAGTACGTACCGTCTTCTAATTTTAAATTATCGTTTGGTGTATCAGTACGTCTATCTCTGTATCTATCTTGTCCTCTATGAGAAAACCTTGTGGCAATGGTCATTGTGTCAATTCAGATACTCTTGCAGTGCCATCTGTTGATCCGACTCTTAACACAGCTACTTTTGTAGCAGGTGCAACTCTAAAATATTCTGGTGTGAAAGCAGGCACTATCAAACTTGATGACGTTGCAGTAGGTGAAGTTGCGTTCATTTCTACATAAGCATCAACAGTTGTAACAATTCTTATCTCTCTTGTTTGTGAATCAAATGCGTTAGAGGTTGCAGCAGATGAACTGCCAACAGCCACTGTTTGAGTTGATCCAACTTTAAAAGTAGTAGGTGCTTTATAATCAGTCATAATTACTCCGATAATTCTGAAATAAATAATGAACCATTACCAGAGTTTCTTATTACAGATATAATGTTACCTGGTGCTACCTTGAAATATTCAAAATCTTTTGCAGCCAATGGTGTTGAAGAAGCTGTTGCAGTCACAGCAGGTTTGCTAATTGTAATATGACAATCAGTAGTGGCATATAATCTTACATACCTAACCTGATCTGAAATTGCAGAACTGTTTGCAGCACTAGCTGTGTAGTCTACCTTCTGTACGGTTCCTGTTAATTTATAATACATAATGTTCCTTAGAATGATTCTAAAGAGGGAGCCGAAGCTCCCTCACTTAGATTATTGGTTTACGTCTAAAAGAATGCCGTGTGCGGCTTCGTTTCTGACTTCAAGTGTGTACTCTGCTAAGAGTTGTTTCTTCTCAGAATCACCAGTTTTTGCTAGATCCTGAACTTGGAAATCTCTTAGGTAAGCAGTTGCCATCATATCTCTTTGGATAAGGAAAGCATTACTCTCACTTGTTACTGCCATTACTCTGTTTGGTACGACTTGTAAGTCACCAAAATCAGATGAGTAAACATCAATAGCTGCATACTCTACTCTGTTTTCAGCTTGACCAAACCTTGTTGTGTTGGCGTTAAACCCAGATACAGTTTGTTTAATACTCGGTGGTACAACAAGCATATCCATTTCTCCACCTGACTCATAAACCTCTTTGATAACAGTCTTTAGGATTGTCTCAGTAAGGTCTCTGTCAGTACCAGAGTTGGGTAAGTCTGTTCCAGAACCAGTAGAAAGTGCACCACCAGTACCTGCATCACCGTTAGTAGCAATCCATGTAGGAATAGATCCTAATGCTCTAGCAGCAGTTGCAGAACCGACAGCTTGTACTTGACCTTTAATAAGGACAAATTCCATGTCTTTCTTTAGTTCTTTTGATTTTTTTGCGACCTGGTATGCCATTTCGTCAGCTCTACCAGCAGCATCAACAGCACCTTGTGTACCTGACACAGCGATTACTTTGTCAGATATTTGAGTGAAGTTAAATGCTCTCGTTGTTGCACTCATAGCGTCAATCGTTGCATCGTCACCTTCGATAACTGAGTTAGCAGCAGGTGTTGCAAGTGAATCTAATTGCCATTCATGCTTTGTTGATTTTGCGGTTGTACGAGGTATCGCAGATAAAATTGGAGTATCTTCTGGACTAATGTTATAGATTACATCTACCAAGTCCTCTCGAATACCAGTAGTATCATACGTGTCGTACAAGTTAGTTGGTTGTGCCATTTGGCTCCTCCTTTAAGTTATACGAGACTTCGGAAGATTCTAGCTGCATCAGCAACTTTACCAGTCTTCTTCAGTCTTGAGAGTTGTTGACGTTTCGCCTCTGCTGCTTGTTGACCTTTTGATTTTGATACACCGCTTTTGACTACTTTAGGAGCATTGACCGCTTTCTTTTTGATCTGTGGTTTAGCTTTCTGAAGATTACGATAAGCCATCGCATCTCTTACTAACAACACATATCTGTGGTCATAAACACTATCAATTTCCTGTGCGTTAAAACCTTGAGAAGATAGATAA